GGGAGGTACTGCCTTGCCTCAGCTCATCTATCGCCGTTTCTAGTGCAGAAATGTCCGGCATCACAGGCGTTTCGTTCGATGTTAAGGCAGCACTTAGCACATCAAGCACAGGGGATAGTGCTTGTAGTAAGCTTTCTTTCATTTCTTCTTGCGTCATGGCTTATTTTTCCTCAGGAAATAAAAAAGCAGCCAACTCAGAATGAGGGGGCTGCATCTAGTTTATCAGGTTTTGTGGGCAGATCAATCGTGGCAATGTGCTACTGTAATTCAATTTCTTGTAAATTGTACCAAACATCTTCAGAATCCTTACGACCACCGCCAGCCAACAGGTGTTCAATATGAAAACGCTTACCTTCTGTTGGACCTTCTGGGTAAATTACGCGTGCAGATATCAAGAACTTCTCTACTTGGTTGTAGGTTGGTTTGTTAGCCCACACGCCCTCAAAATAATCGCCAAATTGATCGTAAGCATTTACTTCCTTGGTAACTACCCAAACAGTTTTCATAACCCCATCTCCTTCTCTGCGTTATGTAATAAATCACCTAGACGCCGTGACGAGAGCAACACATTGTTGCGACCCTCTTCGTTTTCATTGTCAATTGCGTCAAGCAACACCCACAAATCATTACGTTTAGCTATCACAAATCCACTTTCAATAAGGATATCATATACTCTCGAATAGAATGTTTTCATGTACAAAGTCCGGTGATTGGGTCGTAGGTGGCTAACATATCACACTTTGAACATTTACACATCAACATAAACTCCACACGATCATAAATCTCAAAAGCGTGTCCGCTACGGTTTTCAAGGGTGCAGAACTCCTTACCAAAATACTTCACGGAAAGCTTTCTTTTGAGAATCTGCCACCTACTTAGCATATTTCCACCCTAAGATTTCTTCGCAATTACCAAACTCAGTGTCGAATTCACCCTCTGGGCAATCTGCTTCAGCACTTCCATCATACCACCAAGCTTTTGTGTAGTCTGCCCAATATCCGACATCATATTGGGTATCACCTTTATAGTCTGATTGACACATGAAGTAAAGCTGTGTTCCGTCTTTTGGTGGCTCTTGATCTGTAATCCAAGGGCGTGTGTCTTCTTCAAGCTCTGACACGAAGCGATCATAGTTTTCGCGGTAGCTTTTGCTTTGACTCCAATAAGATTTCATTGCTTTACCTTTACCCTCACAGGGACTTCATCCCTGAACAATTTACAATTTGTCTTGCCCCAAATCTCAACAAGCTCATCATTTTGATAGCGGTAAACAAAAGCCTCAATCTCTTCCCCATCAAGCCATGCAGAGAAGATATTGATTTTCTCCTCTTTGCTCATTTCACCCCAAGTTTTCATCAGAATTTCTCCTCAATAAGACGAAACAAAATCTCAGCTAATTCTTGCGCAGTGGTGGCTTCTTGGCAAGCTTTCATGTAATTTGCTTTTGTGATTACTCGAACAGCTTCTTGAATAGACAAACCTTGCTCTCGAAGCTCGTTGATTTCTCTTGTAGTAGGGCGGAAACTTCTGTCCATCTTGTCCTCCTTGGATTTAAAAGCCATAGTGGCGTTTGAACGTATAGCGAATTTATTTCGCACCCTCATGATCTTGTAGATTTTGCTGATTTTAGTAGACTTTACACAGAAATCCTTATGAATGCAAGGATTTTATGAGGATAATTGCTCAACCTCTTCTGTAAGCCAAACCACCTTACGTTGTAGGTATTCAAGTTCACTCTTTACATCGGCAAGCTCTTGCTCTTTCTTAGCCAGAATTGCTTTCTTACTCTTCCCTACACCACGATCCACAGCATACACTTTATAACTATTTTTCTGATGACTGAGGTTGTACACCTTGTCATATTCGTCCTTGCTTTGCTCCCAAATAAATTCCACTTCATTCAGGTTGCATACAAATTCAAGGTCAGCTTCCTCCAACCGAACATATTTTTCACAACCTGACGAATATTTGCCATCTAAACCCGTCCAGTAGGTGTCAATCAACCCTTTACCTTCTCGATAGACGCATTGATTGTCTAAACACCAATAGGCGGTGCCAGAACCAGCGTGCTTCTTGCGATACTCTACATCATTTTTAAAATACCAGCGGAAAACATCACCATCTTTCATTTTATTCTCCCTTTTACGCCAAAATGTGGTTTTTGTACACTGTGCCGTCTGATTTGAAGCTTACCGTAACAGGAATCATTGTGTCAATACCAAATCTTGCACGAAAACAATCTCCCATCGTTTGAATGAGAAGTTCTTCATATTTCTCTGCCACTACGAAGCTATCATGCACAGGTAGGATAGGAATCTCACGCTCTACAAAGACAGAGAGGATGTCTGCTGCCAGATTGCTATCATCGTTCTGTAGACGACGCCCGTAGCTATCCCCATTACAGAACAAATCAACAAAATCTGGGTAGTTATCGCAGACCAAGGAAAATACAGACTTACCTAACCCTAGAGTATAAATCAACTTCTCATCGGCAGGTAGCTTGTTAATTTCACCCTGTATAGCTTTAATTGCGTCCCTATCATCATAAGAATTGAACATGATGTTGACTGCAAGCTTTACAATTTCTCTATCTACATAATTATCTGTGTCTTCCAGAATGCCGGTATACACATCTGCTGGAATATCTGAATCTGGTATCCCCTCTTTAGCTGCGGCTATGCGAAAGTGGAGATTAGAGAAGTCCACCTCTGTAACAGCTTCTCCATTAATCGTTACGCTGAATCGCTCTTGGTTTTTCTTATGCTTAAGACGAAGGATATCTGCTTTATAGAAACGACCGCCGTACTCAAAATTCTCATTAAACACACGACAATAGATATTAGTTAGTAGTTCGCCATTACCATCTCGAATCTCTGCTTTCTCGTTAATTTCGTTTAGCTTACGAATCATATTTTCCATATCTACAGTCATTTTACTGCTCCTAAATGAAATAGGCTTCTTTTTCTCGTCCCTAAGCTCAACCACTGGACAAGTTTGATTATAAATTTCTTCATACGCTGGGGCTACCATCTGCACATCAAACAGATCAGTGAATTTCTCTGTAGGGTAAATGTAGCTGATACGCCTTTTCTCAGGGTTGATATGTCCCTGACCCTTAACATTCACAATATACCCTTCGTCAGATAAAAACTCAATAGCTTTGATGATTTTTCTGGGGTTTAGCCTTTTCTTCTCGCTGCTCTGATGCTTTGTGTCCCGTGAATAGACAAGGTACTGCCCCTTCCTAAGACAAGCAAGGAGATTGGCAAAGATGACGTTGATAGCCCTCTTCTCTCGGTATTGGATAGCCCTTGTCTTGTGTATGATGTCTACCCTAACCTTAAGATCATACGTCAACAGCCTCGTATTCGCTACCCTGTAACTACTGTCCTCTTCGTCTTCCGTACTCAACTTCCTCCTCCTCTCTATCATATCAAGCAAAATAATAAGTGTTAAATGCCTCTAGCCCAGACAGCACTAGGTCTGTAGCTTTTTAAATGGATGGTATATTAGGCTTTTTGCCTTTAAATCTCCTATCTATTCTACACACAGGCAGCACAGACAATAAATTGATTTTCCCTATCACTTCCTCCCTACACGATAGAAATCTTTATAGAGAGGATTGGTGTGAATGTGTTGACATGGGGAGTCATAGCTCCTAATGTGTGTCCTAACGAATAGCAAAGCCGGAAGGCAGAGGAGAATAAAATGAGTAATATTGGCGTGCATACCAGTCACTGCTGTGCTCAACACGGCTGTAAATACTTTGATGAAAAGTGCCCTGTTGTTACGGGAAAAGTAAAACAATTGTACCCCTGCGAAGACTGCGGCGAACAAGATGACATAGCGATATACCTGCTAAACCAAATGTATGAAGCTGTCAAGTATCTACCAAACAAAGATTGGCTTGACCCTTCCCTTGAACGTGCGGTAAAAGAATTTTTGGAGGAAGTAAAATGACACGTCCAAGTATGGAAATCGAAGTCTCCTTTCTGGCAGGCACAGATATCGCTGATGCTATACAACAATCTATTGACTTGTTGCAAATAATGCCTATGCTTGCGTATGTGAAATTTGATTTCAATGAATTGTCTGTAGCTGTCAACAGGAATTCAAAGGTGACAGGTAATATTGACGAACGTCTTGGTAAGGCGTATAAGGGTAAATTCAAACACTGGATTGTTGAGGGAGAATGATATGAGTAATAAAGTAGTTTACAACGCATGCTATGGCGGATTTGGTCTGAGTGCAAAAGCAACCGAGCTTTATGCCGAGCGAAAAGGGATCGAGCTATTTAAAGGCGAGAAAAGCTTTGGTAGCCACAAGTACTACACAGACGAATCGCTGAGTGATGAGAGCTTTTACTATCCAACCTATTGCCGTCATGACCCCGATCTGGTAGCTATTGTCGAGGAGCTGGGATCAGAAGTAGCCAGTGGATCGTGTGCAAAGCTACGGGTATATCAGCTCAGCGGGAATCGGTACATGATTGAGGAGTATGACGGCTCAGAGTCCGTTACAGAAGATTTTGATGATCGTTGGATTTATATAGAGTGAAAAATAACTTTACAGCAAAGCATCTTTGGGAATACAATAAGCCCAAGCAAGAGATAGACAAGAAGAAAGAACAGAAGCTACGTCCAAAGAAATTTAAGCAAGGAGAGGAAGAATGAACAATTTGAAAGTGGGTGATCGTGTAAGGCTTGTGACAACAGATCATGGCTACATCTGTGACGAAGATGATGACCGATTCTTCCAAGTTGGTTGTATGGGAACAGTAACCGACACAAATTGGACAGATGGTGCTATTGTAGCAATGTATGGTTTTGGTGATCCGGTTTATTTTTCTTATGATGAATTTGAGCTTGTAGAAGCTGCTCAGACATCCAACCAAACCCCCTCTTTAGTGCAGAAAACCACCCCTAAAAACGACGATAGTGGTGAGCGGGATAGTCAGCCAATGTTAGACAATAACGCTTGGTTTGAGCGGGGAGAATTACCTGAAGTTGGGACGGTGTGTGAATATCGGCACAATTTCACTGGTAATTGGAATGAGGGTGAAGTTGTAGCTCAACTTGGTTTAGAGGTTGTTATCTGTGACCATAACTGGCATACTTCTCATTGGTTAACGCTGGATAAGCTCCGCCCCATCAAGAAGACAGCAGAAGAAATTGAAGCAGAAGGGCGTAAGAAAGCTGTTGGTGCAGTAGAGGAACAAATTTTAGAACAAATGGGTAAGCTGAACGTAAGGAATCTTGCGGAGCACATCGTTGACACGCTTGGTCTACGCCTTACGAAGGAGGGAAAGTAATGGCAAATCTAGAAGGTTGGAAACCAAAGCTTGAATGGAAGAAAGAGGGTAAGCATTTTCTTGTCTCTGTAACCAAGCATGTTGGTTATGAAGGAGAAAACAAATGGTGTGTCTACCTATATGTTTATCCAAAACATCCTGCTTTTGTTCGATTCAATCGGGATGCTACTATGGGGGATCAACCCCACTTTGATTGCCACAGCTACGTCAGCTACTTTACTGCACACATCAATCACAAGACGGGTGAGGTTTGCAGCTACCAACTAGGATGGGACTATAATCACGACGGAGACAGCTACTACAATTCGATTGACAGCGTTGACGATGCTGGTAGTATATTCTTTGACGCAGAGCGACTATTTGAGCAAGCTATGAGTTGGTTTTAAGGAGAAGAAGAATGAAAGAGATTAATTGGGATGAGGCACCGAGCTTCTCTGTTTGGATTGAAACAGCCGGTTCATATGATGGAGGATATGGGTCGGGGTGGTGTCGAGATATAGGGGATAGTTACGAGGATGAAGAGGGACTGTGTTGGTACAAAGAAGACGAAGGTAGGCTTTATACCGCATACCCTAGGCCAGAAGAAATGGAAGCAGAAGCACGGTCAGCGTATTGTGATAGGATTTATGGCGTGTTGTGTAAGGCTGAACGTAGTGGTAATAGGAGTGATATGGCGGAAGCCCTCTATGACGCCGGTCTACGCTTTACTGAGAAGGATTAGGTATGGGTGTTCTAGCTTGTGACAGGAATGGTTGTGAGAATATCATGTGTGACCACTACAGTTCGAGGTACGGCTATCTTTGTAGGGAATGTTTAAATGAGTTGATTTTGAAAGGTCCAACAGACATTGATGTGTTCATGGGGTCTCCTAAAGATGAAATTGAACATGTTGGTCGGAACTGGGAGGATGAATTGTTTCAGGAATTCGAAGCAAGATAAGGAGAAAACAAATGACTAGCTTTACATTGCTAATGCTTGTTATACTTTGGTATGCAGTAGGCATAACCTCCTACACCCATTATGAACGTAAGCACAACGACATTACGTTGCATAGGATGCTGTCTGAGGGAGTGTTTGTGGCTTTGCTTGGCCCTATTGTCTTGATTGCAGGGTATATTGTGCATAAACCTGATGAGTCTAAAGTGCTATTCAAGAAAATAAACAAGGGAGAGTGAACATGGATATTAAGAGCACGGGTTACGTTCTACACTACAACGGTAAAGATCATAAACACTTCGATATCACTGTGAGTGGTAATGGTTGTCAAATTTATGATACTCTGGAACCTAAAGAGGCTTATCAACTGGCTGTTGAGTTTCTAGAAGACACACTTCTCTATAACTGCTGGCAGAGTGAGATTGTTGGTAAGCTTATTGAAGCTGGTGTTATTACACATGAGATGATACTTGAATATGTTGCTGAATCGGGAGAAGAGTGATGAAGATTAATGACATGCGACACAAGACGAAAAAGGTTGATAGAGACAACTTAACTCCCGGTGAAGTTTATATCACTGAAACTGGTATGTACGTTATTGCTACCCTCATGGATACGATTGTAAGTCTGGAGTCGGGGAATGTTGAAGATACCCTTGACTACGATATTGACTCAGAATTTACTCCTGTCAATGCACGATTGGAGATTGAATAATGCAATACGTCATTTTGGTTGTAGCAGCAATTGCACATGCTGTATTTCTCCATCTTGGAGACGTTCATGTTGACCTAGATTGGTTGTTCACGGGGGTTGCTTTTACTTCTGCGTGGTTTGGTGGTTTGTATGTAGGAGATAAGATACCATGAGTGAGTTCAACATTGAGAAAGCTTTGGAGTTTATGGAAAACTACGTCAACACCTACCGCAATCAATCTTGCTATGAGTCTTACACTGAGGTTACGTGGATCAACGATATGCTGTATGGTCTTGGTGTATCCGTGGGTGATGAGTATCGGTTTGCTCAGGGGTATGAGCAATTCAAGGAAAAGCTTAAAGAGTGGTATGTTGTATGAGTAAAACAACATTTGAGTTTGAGGGTGGTAAGTATGTTATTGTTCGTGATGACGTTACATTCAGTGTAGAAGCATTTCGTCACGGTGAGCCTTGGTCAGCTCTTGATGTAGTGGGAGACAAGACTTGTCCTCCTTCCTTGAATACATCTTCGAAGGGATGATAACGGAAGAGGAAGCGACACGTATTGCTCTAGCTGAAGGGGAGAGGGCTTATGATGAAGGGTACGCTGATGGTGTACAGGAAGAGAAAGATTCCCAACGTTGGGCTTGATGGCTAAATAAATTTAGGAGGATTTTATGACAAGTGGAGAGAAAGAGATTCTGTTTGAAGTGATGGATTACTTGAATAGCGCAATGGACACTATGTCCGATCTGGAAGATGATGAAGCTCATGCTGATATCTGGTGGGCAATGAAAGACATTACAGATGACATCTCGAAGCGGGTTAAATAATATTTAGGGAGACGCTTCTGTCGAAGCTATTATGAATAAGCTGGAGGTGTTTTGGTGAGTAGTAAACAGCAAGCTGTAGACGGTGAACTTATGTATCATACGTCTTGTATTGGTTGCACATCGTCTGATGGAATGGCAGTGTACCGTAAAGAAGTAGAAGGAGAGGCTGTTACTGACAGCTTTTGTTTTTCATGTAATACATACTTCAGTCCAGACAAAGTAGAAGAATCTGGTGTGAAGGTCAAAGAAGGAGTTAAAACTAAGGTGAATGAAGTTGTAGATTTTTCAGAGATTGAAAAGATTCACTTTCGAGGGTGGAAGGAGCGTGGTATCACACGCATCACATCTCGTAAGTATGGAGTCCACACAGAAATTGAGGGGGATGACAAAGCAATTGCACGATATTACCCGTCAACTGTAGAAGGTAAGATTGTAGGATTCAAAAAACGCGTAATACCGAAAAATTTCGTTGGTATCGGTAGCACTAAGGCCACTAACGAATTATTCGGGCAATCTGTATTTGAGTCAGGTCAAAAGTATCTTGTCATAACTACCGGTGAAGAAGATGCAATGAGTTTTGCCCAGGCTCTTTACTCGGAAGTGGAAAAGAATGGAGAGAAGACACCGTATTGGACAGCGTGTGTTAGTGTTACTTGCGGTGACGGTAGTATTATCAAACAATTGAAGGCTAATTTCGAGTACGTGAATTCCTTCGATAAGGTGGTGCTTGCATTTGACAACGACGAACCGGGACAGCGTTATCTTGAAGAAGCAGCGCGTCTTTTGAGTCCGGGTAAAGCGTATATTGCTAAGTTTCCTGCCGGTATTAAAGACGCCTCTGACATGCTGCGTACTGGTCGTGTTGCTGAACTCAAGCAAGTGTTCTGGAAAGCAGTCCCGTTTAGTCGTGTCGATGTGCTGCACCTTAGTCAGATGTGGGAAGACTTTGAGAGCGAGGACAACAACGTAAAAATCCCGCTGCCGTCTTCTTGGTCACATCTGAATGAAATGATGAACGGGGGCATGGAGAAGGGTGAAATCACGATCATAGGTGCCTTAACAAGTATCGGGAAATCCACCATTATTAACAATGTAGTGTACCATCTAATTGAGAACACTCGATTCAAAGTTGGTGCCATGTATCTTGAGGGAACCAAACGAGAAGTTGTGCGCGATCTGTTGTCACTTGACGCTGGTGTAAACCTTCGGACTGCTGATCGTGCAACTATTGATTTGGAGGGGTTGAAAAATCGCTTCTTTGAAAATCTTGCAAAGAAAGATCAGTTTGTTTATGTTGACCACCAAGGTAGCATCTCAACGGATGAGATTTTTGATAAACTGAGTTATTTGGCGAAGGCTGAAAATTGCGATGTTATTATCATCGACCCTGTACAGGCTGGTGTGAACAGTAGTGACAACGGTGCCATTATTGAATTTATGGACACCTTGTTAAAGTTCGCTAAGGAAACGGATACTTGTGTGATTGCAGTAAGTCACATGAAAAAGCCTTCTGAAGAGAACCCTCACGCTGTAACGGAATACCAGCTCATGGGTTCTTCATCGCTGAATCAGATTGCATTTAATACAATTCTAATCAGTCGAGACAAGATGAATCCAGACCCCGTGAAGCGGTCAGCAACAAAGCTTCAACTGGTCAAGTGTCGCCGCACAGGTAATACAGGTGATGCAGGATGGTTGCGTTACGATGGGTACACTACACACATGTATGCGACCTCTGATCCATACATTGAGCTAGAACCATCACTTGAGATTGACACAAGTAATCAAGTTCAGCAGAAGGTTGACTTTTGAAATAAGGAGGAGTAAAATCCTCCGATTCAACTGAGGAGGTAGATTTTGGAAAAGAAATTCTTCAAGGGTGACTGGATATACGACATTGAGACTTATCCGAACATTTTTACATTCTGTGCTGTGTATGCCAACGGTCAAGGAATCCGAGCATTTGAAATCAGCGACCGTAAAAACGAATTGAATGAGATGCTTGATTTTCTACGAAAGGTCAAAGCTAACGGGCATCGTCTTGTTGGGTTTAACAACGCAGGATTTGACTATCCCGTGATGCATTACATTCTCCAGAAAGCTCGTGATGCTTTTACTAACAACACAATTGTTGACATCACAGTTAAAGAGATATACGGCGTAGCAATGGATTTGATTAATTCTCAGAAAGACGAGAAGTTTGGTAATGCAATCAAGGAGGCAGATGTAGTCATTCCCCAAGTCGATCTTTTCAAGATTCATCACTTTGACAATAAGGCTCGTTCAACAAGCTTGAAAATGCTTGAATTTAATATGCGCTCTAACAACATTGAAGACTTACCGTTTCCTGTTGGAAAGAGCCTTGATAATTCTCAAAAAGAAACACTTTTGAAATATAACAAGCACGATGTTAACGAGACACTAAAATTCTACTGGCACTCGTATGAAGCACTGAAACTTCGTGCGGAGTTGTCCGAGCAGTTTGGGTTCGACTGTACAAATTTCAACGATACTAAGATTGGTAAAGAGTTGTTCATCCGAACACTTGAGAAAGAGAGTCCGGGTTGCTGCTATACGACTGGTAAGTATGGAAGGAAGATCAATCAAACTAAACGGAAAAAGATTGTAATTAAAGATTGTTTGTTCCCGTATATTCAATTTGATCGACCAGAATTTAAGGCTGTACACGAGTGGTTCAAGCGTCAGGTCATTACAGAAACTAAAGGTGTATTCAGCGATCTGCTTGAGCACCAGCTTGGGGATGTTGCCAAGTATGCGGAAATGGTAGTAAAGAAAAAGAAAATTGGAAATCAGGCCGATTGCATTAAGTATGGTTTCGATGATTGGAAGGGAACAAGGAGCAAGACTTATTATCCCACAGAACAACAAGTTAAAGACTTAAAGAAAGAACAGCCTATGGGTTGGATTGAAGAGAAGGAATTAAAAAGCCCCAAAGGAGCAAAGAGTTATTACTGGTGCTACAACGTAGCTGAAACACTCAATGTTGTGATTAATGGTTTTCGTTATGATTATGGTGTTGGTGGAATTCATGGAGCAATCCAAGGAACCATTCGAACCACAGAAAAACGAACCATCCGAACTCTCGACGTTGCCAGTTACTATCCAAACATGGCAATTGCTAATGAGATTTTCCCAGAACATTTGGGTAAAACTTTCTGTAAAGTGTATAAAGATTTGTATGTGGAACGTAAACGACAACCAAAAGGATCAGCAGCAAATGCGGCACTTAAACTTGCACTGAACGGGGTGTATGGGGACAGCAATAACGAATTTAGTCCGCTGTATGACCCGGCTTACACAATGTCGATTACCATCGGTGGTCAGTTATCTTTGTGCATGTTGATGGAAAAGCTGATTAACCATTGCGATGCTCGCGTTGTTATGTGCAACACTGATGGTTTTGAATACATTATTGATAATGAAATGACAGAGGAGGCTGATAAGTGGGTCAAGTGGTGGGAAGAAGTTACTGGTCTTGAAATGGAAGGCGACAATTATTCTCAAATGTTTATTAGGGACGTAAACAATTACATCAGCGTAACTGAATCAGGTAAGGTGAAGCTTAAAGGAGCTTATGAGTACATGGATTATGACAAGCTTGGATGGCACAAGAATCATTCGGCAATGGTGATTCCAATGGCTGTTAAAGCTCATCTGGTTGATGGTGAAGATTTTGAAGAATTTATTCGCCTACATGAAAATAAATTCGACTTCATGCTTCGCACTAAGGTTCCACGATCTTCTCGGTTGGTGATGGTGGTCGATGATGAGGATATTGAGCAACAAAATATCTGCCGTTATTACCCATCTAAAGAAGGTGGAAAGCTGATTAAGATTATGCCACCTCTTGTTGAGGGTGGTGAGTGGAGGCGTTTGGGGATTGACACTGAATGGACTGTAAAAACCTGCAACAACATTGCGGATTTTACTTGGGGTGTTGATTATAAATATTACTTAGATCAGGCAGCAAAACTTATTGACGCCGTTGCTGAAGATGTTACGGAGGTGTAAAAATGAAAGAAATGTGGAAACCTATTCTTGACCCTGTGGTACAAAGCAGGTATGCTATAAGCTCTCGTGGTAGAGTCTTGGATTTAATCAATGCGAAGTATCTGAATTTCTTTGATAATGGTGCTGGTTATAAAGTTTATGGGTTGCAACGCGAAGATAAGAGTAATGTAGCTATCCGCTATGTTCATCGACTGATTGCGATTGCTTTCATTGATAATCCACTTGGTAAACATCAAGTCGGTCATAGGGATCACGACCGCTCACACAATGAAATAGGAAACCTTTACTGGACAACACAGAAACAAAATACAAAAGATGGTATTGATGCTGGACGCATTAACGCTAAGAAACGACCTAACACCAAGAAATTGTCAAAATCTGACATCTGCACTATTGCAAAACTTGAGAGTGAAGGTTATGGTGTGAATGAGATTGCGGTGAAGATGGATTTTCCACGCACCACCATTTCCAGCGTATTCAATAGGCGTAGCAACTGGGAATTGTTTGAGTTCGCGAGGGAGGAAATAGCAAGCTTGTCTTGCGACTAACGTTCCATTCAAAATAGCTGCAAAAAGCAGTTGCAACATGGCAAGAAAGCACGTAGAATATATGTACGTTTTGAAAATCAAAGGGGAAAAGAGATGGCTAAGATCGTTGTGATTGAGGAAACTACTTGGACTGAGGGTGGTTGGAGTGGGTATGACGGATATCGGATTATCTGCGATGACGGTAAAGACATTAAGATGGGCATCTCCAATGGTCAGAGTTGCTGTGAGAATTGGGGATACTTGACATCAGAAGACGACCTACAGCACTATGTTGGAGCTGAACTTATCAGTGTTGATGTAGTAGATCAGGCACTTAACGTTGAGACTTGTCCTGATGTTTATGAGGGTGGTGTGACGTTCATCAACGTGCTAACATCCAAGGGGTTGTTTCAGTTTGTCGCCTACAATGAACACAACGGCTACTACTCACACGATTGTGTGTTGATTGAAAACTCTGTTAAAACTTATGAAGAATATCTTTAAACAACCGGAGGAAACAAAATGAACATTAAGAGCTACGCTGTAATTCGTGATAACACTGTCCTACGCATCCTTCGTACACGAGAAATGGCACGAGTGGTTAAGGCTGATTTGGGTGGTAAGGAGAATGGTGTTAGTATTATTCAGATGACTGGTGATAAGGAGGTCAGGTAAGATGTCGAGTGCTTCTAATTCTAACAGCGGTGGTATTGGTTTTCTTGGCCTTCTAACAATTCTGTTTATTGGCTTGAAGCTTGGTGGCGTAATCACTTGGAGCTGGTGGTTTGTTCTTCTACCTCTCTATGGTCCTCTGGCTTGCGTTCTAGCCATTTTGTTGGTGATTGCCATTATTGCTGCTTTTGGTGGCTCTACACATAAAACTAAATTTAAATAAGGAGAAGCTAATGGGTTATGTAACAGTGACAGAAAGCGAATATGTTGGTGAAGTAACTAAGACTACATCTATCACTTTTGAATGCTTTGAAGACTTTCTTGCTTATGTTGAGAAGACTCGTAATGTTGTAAAAGGGCCACTCACTAAGTTGGAGGTTGGTAAAGAGTATCGTGTGATCGGTAATAGTAACGGTCATGAGTTTAAGGTGGGAGATGTAGTGCGAATTACTGGAGCCGCTGATGCGGAAGATGAATATACAGCCGAATACTTGGATCATAGCGATTACTGGTATGTGGTTGCCAAAGACTTGGAGGAGATTTAATATGCGAAATACACAAGCTAAGCGTCTACGTAAAATGGCTGCTACATCTGAAGCGCCAGCAGAAGATAATTACGAGGCTACTCGTACAAACAACCAATTTGGCTTGCGGACAGTTGTCTTGGCTGAATGTCAGAAGGCTTTGTATCGTGAGTTGAAGAAGAATTTCAAGCGTTAAGCTTGGATGTATGCTGGGAACTTGCATTATAAAATGTTCTACTTTATGTTATTAATTGAAAGAGGAAATACTAAATGAGCTTTGATGTATATGGTGCCGATCAGAAAGAAACTAACGATAAGCCAAAAGTTGATTTCGATGAGCTGAATCGCTATGTGGTTGAGACTGCTAAACTGGAAGAGCGTGAAACTCTGGTTGGTTATGTCTCAATGATTGTTGACCTTGGCACACAAGAACAACCAGATGCTGAAGTGGTTTTCACCGGAACAGAAGAAGATGAGCGGCAAGCAATTGCTGAAAAGCCCCTCACTTACTTTGAAGATGGTTATGACTACGAAAGCAAAAAGAATGTTCGCTTTAAGAAGTGGCCTCAGAAGCCTTTGCAGTGTGTAGCGGTTGCTGTGGACTTCCCAGAAATCATTATAGATAAGGGCAGCTTCTTTGGTGACTCCAAACATCTACCTTTGCGTCTATGGTTGGGTGGTCAGTTCTACATTCCTGAAGTTGGTATGGTGGTTGGTCGTCCCACTCCACTGAAGGTTAACAAGAAGCTTGGTGATTGGAGCTTGGATCAGAAGCATTTGTTCTACAAGATGGCCGTAGCTGATAAGCTGATTAAGCCGGGTGAAGTGCTGAAGCCTCAACGAATCTCCGAGCTGCTTGGTAAAGCTTTCCAGTTCGAAGCGCAGGTGTTCTTCAAGGAGAGTAAGGGCAAGAAATATTACACCGAATACATTAAGTTTGTAAGTGGTCTTGGTCGTGGTCAGTCTGCACCAGAACTTCTTACTGAACCAATGATGATTCAGTTTAATAAGCAGAATGATGAAGCTGCTGTCAAGGAACTCCGTGCTCATGTGGTGAACACTCTGAAGCGTGCAAGTAACTATGAAGGTAGTGTGATTCAGAAGCAGATTGAAGAAGTGCGTGGTGGCTCAACTGGAATCCCTAAGCAGGAAGAAAAGCAAGAGGAAGCTCCAAAGCCTAAAGCTGAAAAGAAAGCTGCC